CGGCACTTCGGGGAATATGCTGTCCCATCTTGCGCCGCGCTGAAACGCGTTTGTGGTCGAAAGGTCAGCGGTGCGGATTAGCACGTCTTGCTGAGCCTCGACGCCTCCGTTTTCCGTTGAAGTAATGGAGAATCCGGCTTGCGGAACCAGCTTGATTGCCGAGCTTAGAAATTGCTTGAGTGCCATGGCTTAGGGTTGGGGGGAAAGTTTTTGATTAACCGCTTGAAGCTCGCGGACTGCATCGGAAAGGATATTTACAACGCGCTCGCCGTTCATCATGGTTGCCGGTTCGTTTGGCTGGGCGTATCGGAATCCCTCAGCACCAGGAACCATGCGTGGGACTGCTTTACTTGGTAGCTCGATTGCATCCTTGTATTGAGTGCGGATTTTTTCGATAAGTTCGCTGCCCATGCTTTCGCGGAGGTATTGACGATCTTGTTCCTGTTTTTTCGCATCCTCCTGATTGACTTCTCCGGTAATGAAGTTTCTCCGCGTGTTCATGAACCCACCAAGCTGCTGCCATGCTTCGGAAAAAGCTATTTTCAAGCCTCCGCCGATAGCATCACCTATGATACTGCCAATCATCACAAAGCGGGTAATATCGCCGTTTACTGCGTCGGATATGCTCATTCCCAGTAAGTTGCCCATTTCAGTAGCTTTGCCTTCGAGTTTGGGGATTCCTTCACCCATCGCATCAAGCGCGACTCTTAGTCCGTCATTGAATCCGGTTCCGAATGCGATTTTCACGCCGAGGATTGCATCCTTAGTCTTGGCAATTTTTCCGCTTGTGGTTTCCGCTCCTTTTTGGATCGCTCCAAAAAACAATCCGCCTTCCGATGTTGCTTCTTTAAATGATTGCTTAACCTCCAATGCGGAAATTGCGCCGTCCTCCATGCGCTTCTTGAGTTGCACCATTGACTCTCCTGTCTTTTTGGATATTTGCTGCAACGGGTTAAATCCGGCATTCACAAATTGTAGAACTTCCTGCCCCATCAGTCGTCCCGCTGCGGTGGTTTGCGCGAATGCCAAGGCTAGGCTTCCGAATCTATCAGAGTTGCCCATTGAAACATCAGCAAGGTTTTTCAGGGTCGGCATAACGTCCTTTGCTTGCAACCCAAAAGCCATAAGGGTTTTCCCGGCTTTGGCATAATCCTCAATCGAAAGAGGTGACTTTGCCGCCTCTTTCCTAAAATCATCAAGCATGCCTTTTGTTACGCTTGCCGATTTGGTCAGCACCTCAAATTGCATGGTCAAATCCTCTATGGATGCTGCTGCTTCGGATGATCCTTTTACGAATGAAACAAGCCCCGCCGTCAACGCACCAGCTCCAAGCAATGCTGTCAACGCCGCGAACGGCGAAAGCAGACTCTTGCCTACCTTCATCGCCACGCCACCAAGTGACTTAAAAGCAGATTGCACGCGAGCCAGCCCGCGCTCGACGGCGGCTCCCGCGAATTTGAGGGTAAATGTGGTGCTGATGGCCATGGTCGTTTAGAAGTTGAATTTGGGTTTTGGTCGTTTCGCTATCGCGTTGAGCTTCTCGATGATTTCAGATTTCGCCTTGCCGCGCTGCTCGATTGATTCGATCTCGCGCCCGGCTTCGATCCATGCGCAGGACATGAGCTGGTTCACCAGCTCGGCTGGCAGTTCGTAAAGTAGTTGATCGCGGGTGAGGTTGCATTTGCCGAGGGTGTAGATGATTACCGCTTCCGCGCACGGGTCGCAGGCTTGCGGCTTTTGGCTGCCTGCGCCGGGGCTTTTTTTGGGACTGTCATGCTGGCGAAGTAGGATTCGATCTCCTTGCTTGCGTGCGTCCAGAGTGCCACCAGAGAGCGGCTTGTTGACTCCATGAGGAAAGTTGTCACGCGAGCCTTTGCTGCCGCCCCCTTGATGCCCTGGAGCGTCTTGGGATCGGTGGTGAACGCGAAGCAGATTTCGGCGAGCGCGTAATCGTCCACGTTGCCCTTCTGCGTCATCACCGGGTTCTTGCGCTCGGTGAGCCAGTGGATGTGACCGTATGCGCAGGGGTGCGCTTTGTGTCCGGCGATGGTCTGCGGTTGTGCGTATGCTGGTTTCGATTTCATAAGTAGGAAAGAAGTTGAAGCTGTTTTGATTTCGGCAGGTTCCCGTCGAGCATGACGATGGATGCGCCGGCGTTGACGAATGTTTTGGGGATTGAGTTTTTCGCCCAGTCAACTGCCGCCCAGCGGTTGACGATGTAGCAGATGACATACGTCAACGGCGATTCGGGCAGCTCGTGCTCTAAGGCTGAGACGCGGTTTACATCCTTGCGGATGCTGTCCCGCGAAACGCCAAGGAACGCAGCGCCCTTTTCGATCCAGTCTGCTTGCGACTTTGCACCGCGGGCATATTTTGAGAAATCCATGACCGTGCCGAATGGATGTGACGGAAATTCCCGCTTGAACTCGTCGGGATTCTTCCACGCCTTGCTGATCTCCCTCGTATCATACTTGCCGCATTCCGAAACGGAATTGAGGCGAAACGAAAGGTAGTCATGCCCATCATCCGATTGGATAACCTCGGCAGGCTCAGGGAAGCAAGGTGCTATGCCGATGCTCATGCACGCGGCGAAAAAGTTGATGTCACCCGTGCGATGGGTCGAAAGTTGCGGTGTCATATTTCATGGGGTTGGAATCCTTAGGTCAGCGAAACAGGAGAGTTGGTCACGACTTCGGGATGGAAGATCGCGGAAATGTCGCCAGTCTCGAAATCGCTGTTGGCGCGCTTCAGGGAAGCTGCGTAAACGACCACGCCAGCGTTAGCGACGGCAGATCCGAAGATGCCCTTGGTGTTCAGGCCGAGCGTATCGTTGCTGCTATTCAGGAGGGTCAGCACCGATGCAATGGCAGGGGTCATGCCTGCTGTCTTGGTGGTGACAACGCCGGACATTTTGATGTCAGTCCTCGGATCGGCGAGCGTGAAACCTACGGTCGATCCGATGTGGTTTTTTACGTCCACTTTGTCAGACTGATAATCGTAAGTGATTTCGCCAAGGAAAAGACCAGTAGCGGAGGTTTCATCGACGGTTCCGAAACGAGTGAGGGAAAAGTTGCGCGCGGCCATGTGCAAAGAATCCCGCGAATCGTGGCGAAAGTCAAATTTCGCAGGCAATCGCGGTTGCCTTCCAAGTCGTGACTCGATACCCGCCTTCTTCCGAGGTGATCGGTGCGTCGATCAATAGCTGAAAAACGCGGATGCCGAGCTGCGAATCCATCCACGATTCCGCGTCTGCGGATTGCACCTGCAATGCTAGGCTGTTGCGGAGGATGTCATGCTCGGCCTTGGTCGTTGCGACCTGCGCTGTGTCGCCTGGGGTCGTCACCAGCTTCGTCTCCCACTCGATTGTAAAGGCGCCGCTATCCATCACGCCGCCAGAATCAAATCGGCTGACAGAATCACCCTCGATGTAAATGCCGGGGTAAGCCTTGTCATCTTCGGTGTCGCGCATCGCAACGGGCAGGGTTGTCCCGCGTTGAATCCATCTTTTCCATGCGTCGAGTAATTTGTCGGTGTTCATTTTGATTTGTCTTTCTTGAGTCTAGCTTTGATAGCGGATTTATACCACTTCATGGTTTTCAATGCACCATGCAAAATTGCATTTTTAGCGTCGGATTTTTTTAGGACGTAATCGGTGGAAACGTGCGCGACGTTGTTTGTAATTTTTCCAACTGGCGACCAGACCGATCTGGCGATAGTTGCCGATCCTTCGGATTTAAACTTGTGCGCGTAGTTGGCGATGTTTTTCCCGATGGTGATCCGTGACCCCATCTTTGATTTTGCGCCGATGGCAATACCCGCCCCGATCCATCCCCCCTTGGCCTTACCGATTCGCCTCATTCTTGCTGCCGCCGCCGTCCTGCGATGCTCGTATGTGCAAGCTCCTTTAAGGTCTGGGGCGAGCCTTGGAACGCGGGCTTTTCTTGTCGTTCTGTTAAGGTCAATAAAATCGTTTACCTTTTTTGCGCTCGTTAGGTTTTGATCGGGAGTGAACTTGACCATTCTGCCGTTTATCTTCATTTCGGTCAGTTTCTTTTTCTTGAGCTTGCGAATAGCGTCTTGCGGAAAGATCACATATACTGCGCGGTTGATGTCTTTCCAAATTGCCGTTTCTTGCTTTTTCTTGGCATCTTTTTTCGTTCCCCAAGCTTGAGTTGATTGGATTAGGTCGCGGCAAGTTGCCACGCCCCATCTAGCAATCATGTCGTGGTTCGATTCACCAAACGACTTTGCCATCTTTTTCAGATCAGCTTCAATGTCCCTTGTTTTTACCTCGGCGCGAATCACGCCAAAGGTTATCGGGACGGGCGGCGAAAGTCAAAGCTAGCCCTGCCAACGGTCAAGATCAGGGAAGAGCCTCTTGATCTTGATGAAGTTGTTCGGGCGGTAAAACTCATCCTTGTGGCGCAGGCAGATGCCTTCGCCGCCGCGTGCCACGATGTCGGTTTCCATCTCGTCAAGCTCAGCATGATCGTCTATCGGGGCGTGGCTGATGACGGTGCAATGAGCAGGGAGGGTGAGCTTTTCGAGAGCCTTGATCCGGTCGATTGTCGTAACACGGAGAACGGCCATATCGAAGATCATAAAGCGAATGCCAGCCCAATCGCCACCCTTGCGCTGCATCGCGGATTGAAGCTCGGCAAACGTGCCGTTGCCCATCCACAGCTCGCCGTCGAGGCGGACGGCTGGCATGACTGCCTTGAACCATGCGGGCGGATTGAGGATGTTCCCGTGGCGGGTGATGAACTCCGATCCCGTCCAGATTGCCCGCACGCCGTCCAGCTTTTCGCTGGCGAGGTAGTCGGTGATCTTGTCGGGGATTTCGTTCACGGGGAAAACTTATCGGCATTGCCTACCCGTGTAAAGAGTTTTTTACGCCGATTTGTTGGTTGAAATCAGCCCGATTGATACGAATGATGCGCCCTTGCTGATCGAGGAAATGCGCCACGTCTCGCTGCGTCCGACTGCCTTGTTGCCGAGGTAGGATGTGGTCGCTGCCGGGTAAGCTGCCGCAAAGGTGGAAGCCAGCACCACGAAGTCCATCATGCCGTCGCGCTCGAAACCGCCCTCTTCGTAGTCCCGCGAGTTGCGGGCTTCGTTGTAGGTTCCGGCGATTGCCGTGCCGCCGTTGATCACCAGCGTCTCAGTGCCGATGACGGCTTGTGCAATCGGTGCAACGGCTGCGATGAAATCACTCAGAATGGACATGGCTGAGGATTGCTGGAAATGGGGCGAAAGTCAAAACCCTACCGAACAGGCTCCGGCGCTGCGGTGGTCGATGCGTCGTGGCGGTAGAAGTGCAGAATTTTCGG